CATCATAGATTTGCTCGGCCAATTCGACCACTCCATCCACCAGCGCGGTGATGATATCCCCGGCCGCCTGGCCGAGCTGCGGCAGCATTCCGCCAATCCCCTCGATCAGCGCCAGCACCAGCTCCACCGCCGCCTCGCCGATCATCGGCAGCATCTCGATGATCGCCTCGATCAGCGCCGTGATCAGCTCCGGCACCGCCTCGATCAGCGTCGGGATGGCCGTGATCAATCCCTGCACCAGCGCCAGGATGATCTGCAGCGCAGCGTCTAAGAGCAGCGGCAGATTCTCGATCAGCGTCTGGATGATCTTGGGGATGATCTCGATGATTGCCGGGATCAGCTGCGGCAACGCCTGGGCGATGCCCAGCGCCAGGGTGATGATCAGTTTCAATCCGGCGTCCAGGAGCATCGGCAGCTGCCCGAGCAGCCCCGTGGCCAACGCCGTGATCAGCTGGATGCCCGCCGTGATCAGCATGGGCAGGTTTTCCAAAATAAACGCCACGATTGATTGGATGATCGACAGCAGCGCCGGGATCATCGCCGGCAGGTTGACCAGTATGGCGTCGATGATCCCCTGCAGGATCCCCAGACCGGCCTCCATGATCTCCGGCGCCTTTTTGGCGATGTCCGCGATGATCTTGCCCAGCAGCCCGCCGATCCCCTCGGCCATTTTTCCCAGGTCGCCGTCCGCGCCGCCCACGATGTTCGCCAGGTCCTTCATGTAGCCCTTGAGCGTGCCGCTGATCCCCCTAAACCCGGGCAAAAACGCAGCCGCCAGCGTACCCATGATGCCCTGGGCTGAGCCTTTCAGCCCCTCGATCTCATCCCCAAACGCCTCCAGTCCCTCGACCGCCTCGGTGCTCATCACCGCGCCGGTCTCGTGCGCCTCATCCGTCAGCCGCGCCAGCTCATCCGAGCCGGCCTTGATCAGCGGGTTCAGGTCCATCGCTGAGCGCCCAAAAATCTCCATCGCCAGCGCGTCCCGCTCGGTCTCGTTGTCCACTTTCCCCAGCGCGTCGATCAACTCGCCGAATACCGTCTCCGAATCGCGCAGCTCGCCGTTGGCGTCACGAACGGACACCCCGAGTGTTTCAAACGCCGCGGTGATCTCTTTGGAGGTGCCAACGTCGCTCATCGAGCGCGTCATCCGCGCCAGGCTGCGCGCGATCGTATCCACGTCCGTGCCGACCTGCCCGCCGATGTACTGCAGCTCCTGCAGTTTCTCCACCGAAAGCCCGGTCTGCAGGCTCATATCCACCAGCTCGCCGGCCGCGTCCGCGGCCTTCATCACCATCCCGCCGATCGCCCCGGCAGCCGCCAGCGCCGCCGTTCCCACCGCGGCGATCGCCTTTGCGCCTGTTTTCAAAACCTTGCCCAGCCCGCCGGCGATGGATTTGAGTTTCTCCAGCTTCCCGCCGGCGTGGTCGGTTTTATCCCCCAGTTCCTTCATTTCATTGCCGGCTTGGTCGGCCTCTTTGCCCATCTCATCCAGCGCCCGCTCGGACTGGCCAAGCTCCGTCTGCATCTTACCAAGCGTCTCGGTTTCCCGGTTAATTTTGATCTGCAGCTCCGCCAGCTCTTTCGCGCTCGCCTTGCCGCTCGAGGCCAGCTCGTTGTATACCCCCTGCAGCCCGTCCACTTTTTTTCGCTGCAGCTCAATGGTCTGGGTAAGCGAGGATATTCGCTTCTCGAGCCCCTCCTGCGATTTACCCCAGTCTCCTATTGCGGCCGCCGACGCGCGGAATCCGGATTCGATCACGCGGATTTCGCGCTGCAGATCAGCGACGCCCGCTTTGTAGTTCGTCGAATCAAACTGGACGCGCTGCGAGAGAGGGGGCAGGTCGCTCATTACATCACCTCAAGATTTTCCACCGCCGCGATTTCATTTTCACCAGTGATGAATATTTCCGGCGCCGGATATTCGGCCTCGCCCGTGACAGCGATCTCCGGGATTTCGACGGCGGCATCCTCGCCTGTCACGATGATTTCCGGCCTGGGGACAAACACCCGCTTGACCGTCGTGATCGGCAGCGGCGGGTAATTCTCGCAGGTCTCCATCTCCACCTGCATCCAGCCCAGCGATTCGAAAATCTCCTGATAATTCCGATTCCAGGCGTGTTCCGAAACCACCCCGCGCGATTCGCCCTCCACCGTGACGATCAATTTCCTGGCCTTTTGCGCGATCCGCTCGAACAGCCACTCATGCTCGGGTGGGATGTGCATCAGCAGCCCCGACGTGTAGATCACGTCGAACTCATCCACCTCCTCGATCACCCGCTCGGCTGGCCCGATCAGCACCTGGGTGCGTTTGTATGTTGGGAAATGCTCGCGCCCCACCTCCACGGTTTTCGGGCTGATCTCGATCCCGGCCACGTGTTTGAACCCGGCTTTTTTCAGCGCCACCAGATTCCGCCCGGTCCCGCAGCCGATCTCGAGGATCGTGTCGGTTTTGTCCGCATACAGCTCCATCGTTTTCACCCACAGCTTGGAGACCTCATCCAGCGTTAAGTAAAACTCCGGCCGGCAGGTGCGGATCCGTTTCTCCGGCGCGCCGGAGGTAGTCGGATCCAGCCAGAACTGGATCCGGTTGAATACATACGGTTTTGGTTTTTTCGATTTGGTTTTCATAGGTAGCTCTCCAAAATAGTTACGAATTTTTTAGCGTCCCACGGCGTCGAGACAAACCGCTCTCGCCAGGCCGCCGCGGCTGCGTCTCCCTGACAGGCCCGCCGGATCAGCTCGGCCGGTTCGCCCGCCAGGATATCCAGCGGATACATCATCAGATCGGCATATTTTTCCCACGACTGGGCGTACACGGTCTGGCCGTGGCTGACTGTGTGCGGGGGCAGATCCTCGCGCATCATCAGCGTGGGTTTTCCGCGCGCCACCGCCAGATAGGCAAATGTCTGGTGACCGATCACCACATCCGCCTGGTCGATCTCGCGGATCGCCAGGTCCGGCCGGCCCATCACGTAGGTCACCCCTGATACCCGCGGCAGCCCGTTGCGCTCCAGCGCCTGGATGTGCCGCACAGTCAGCTTCGCGCCGGTCTCCCGGCAGTACGCCAGCAGCAGCTTGAATGTCCGCTGGTTGGCGTCCTTGTCCTCTTTGCAGATCCAGCCGCTCGCCGAGGGATGGATCGGCCCGAACAGGATATTTTTCGGTTTAACGATCGGCTGAAACGGCAGCATCCCGCAGTAGGTCCAGCCGGTCACTTCCAGCGGCAGCTCGTAACCGTAGCGCCGCATCACCTCCACGTGCCCCGGCCCGGGCACAAAGTTGCAGCGGGTATGCGGCCATACTTCCCAGATACCGTCCCAGATGATCTGCGGCCGCGCCGCGTGTGGATACAAAAATATCGGCGTGCCCTGGCTGTGAAAGCGCTCCAGCTGGGCCGTTCTCCGTCCGCCGTCCATGTCGAACAGCGCAAACTTGACCCGCGCCCGGTTCTGGACCGACGGGCGGTAGCCCGCCCTGCGCAGCGCGTCCACGTAGGCCTTTTCTTTGCCCTGGTGTGGGCGGATCATGAAAAACCGCTGCGAGTGTGACGTGTTATAGCCAGGACGCCCCCGGGGCGTCGCAAAAGATCTTCGGTCCTTTCGGCGTAATGCTGGCATGCGCTCCTCTCCCGTTCGATGATGTTTTCAACTGCCTGCTCACGAACGGCAGCAGGCTCTGGATGTCCGTCTGGTCGATATCCAGCAGTGACCAGCCGTACAGCTTCACCAGCCGGATCTTAAGGTCGACCAAGGCCGCCAACGCGTCTATTTCTGCCGGGTTTTCCCCGGCCGCGTAGGGTTTGCCGGCATCAGCTCGGCCACTCGCGCCGCGATGCCCTCGATCACCGCGATCATCTCGCCCAGATCCGCCCCGGCGCGCAGCTGCTCGATCGTGAATTGACCTCCGTAGAAGTCCACGATCAGCTGGTACAGCGCCGTAAGCTGTTCCTGGGTCAGATCGCCCTCGCCGAGCGAGCTCGAAAACTCAATCGCCCGCTCGGCGAAAACGAGGGGGATCCGCGCGCGAGAGTAGGTCTCGAGCGGAGCGTCCTGGTCGTCATACAGCGTCAGAACGATCGGCGTCCCCAGCGGCATCAGGCACTCTCCGAGGCAACCGGCGGCACCTGCACGGTCGTGAACCAGTCAGTCGGATCGAACGCGGCGATGTCATCGTCGCCAACGACCCGCTGCAAACCTTCCTCCAGCCCGTAGTCATCCAACTGGAATTTGCACACGGTTTTGATCGCGTGGACGTTCAGCTTCTGCAATTTGGGCTCCGGCGTCTCTCCTCGGGTGACGGCCTCTTCATCCGGGACATCGAATTTCACCTTGGGGAAGAGGTAATACCTATAGCTGCCGTTGCTCTTAAGCGAGCGGAACATCAGCGCGTAATAGGGCGGCACCCCGCCGTGCTCATACATCACGCCGCTCGCTTCATCGAACACCTGGCCGGTGAGTTTGGCAGCCATCCCAAGCGGGAGGCCGGTCACGATCATTGCGATCGCAGTCTCTCCCCGGGTTGTAAATGTTTCATAGGCCTGGTCATCGGCGTAGATCGTCTCAGAGTTGGTCGTAGAGCTCGGGGTCACTTCCGCCGCCGGCGCCAGGTACTCCGGCGTCCCGACGGTATAGACGCCCAGCTCATCCGCTATGACCTCAGCGACATAGATACTATCGACGCCGACTCGCGGTTTATATTCTCCTGCATCGTAAGCCATTGTTATCTCCTAATAACTCTCGATTAGTTCCTCCTCATCGGAGGTGTATATGAAATCCAGCGCCAGGCCGAAGTGCCTGGTCTCCGGGTTATAGGGCAGCTCGCGGATCGAGCTGCGCGCAAAACCGGCATCCACCATTACGCCTTTGATATCCGGCATCCCGCTCAGCCCGTTGCGGTTGTAGTAGGCCACCTGGACGCGGTACATCCGCATCGTTTCAAAGTTATCGGCATGCACGATCGGCGGCGAGCTGATCAGCTGGTGGACAATGTACTCATCCGGCAGCTGTTCGCCGGTGGCCAGGATCATCGTGTTGGCCGCCAAAGGCAGACCCAGCCCGCTCAGCGCGTCCTGCACCAGGTCCCAGATCATTTGGCCAGCTCCTCGGCCAGTTTGGCCTTCATCGCCTTGCTGACCTTGCTCTTGTCCTCATCCACCGTCGGGCGGATGTAGGGCTGGGCCGCCATCGAGCTGGAGCCGTACTCCTGCGCGTTGCCGTAGCGGGCCGTGTCCGCGTCCGCTCCGATCACGCCGACCTCGATGTAGGTCAGGTTGCCGTCCCGGTGCGGGCCGTCGATCCTGATGTGATCCTCCAGGTTGTGTGTATCCTTGGGCACTCTGCGTTTCATCCCGTCTTTGAGCACCTCCCCGCCCGCCAGCAGCGCCCCGCCGGCCGCGGCGTCCATATCACGCCCCAGCTGCGCCAGCGCCTCGAGCGATTCGGCGATGCCCTTGGTGGAGATCTTTACCCGGCTTGCCATTTGCGCACCTTCAGCTCGATGTACTCATGCCGCTCCTGGATATCATCCAGGGAGATAATCTCATACAGCTGACCGCCTTTCTCCACCACACAGGTGCGGTCCAGCCCGGCCCGGTAGCGGATCAGAACCGTGGCCGCGTCCAGCGCCTGGATCGCCGCCGCCTGCAGCGCCTCCGAGCCGTGCACGTTGGTCCACCGCGCCCACACGTCCGCGATCTTGGTCAGGCTGGGCTTTTGAAACCCGCCCGTTTCCGCGGTTACGGCCCTGCTATACAGCGCGATTTTCAGCCGCAGATCGCCCGGGTTGCTGACCTTGCCGCCGATGATCATGCGCTCTCCTCGAGCTCGGCCAGCTCCAGCGCCAGCGCTTTCAGCTGCATCAGCACTGCCCGCAGCCCGAAACTGAGCGCATCCTCGGCGGATCCAGCCATGCCCGGGTTTTCATGCCATTTCACGATCAGCATCCGCGCCGCGGATTTCGCCTGCGGATAGGCTTCATCCGGATACTCCGCTCGCCAGTCCCAGCCGGTGGCGTCGTTGATATACGCGTCCACCTGGTCCAGGAGCTGCAGCATCAGGGCGTCATCCTCTTCGCAGCGCAGAACCGTTGCGGCTTCCTCGGCAGTCAGGATATGGGCCATTTTGGCTCTCCATCCGGGGCCGGACTTTCAGCCCGGCCCCATGTCCATTACAAATTTCCGCTTATGCCGATTCGGCAGCGAACTTCA